CTACTGCAACACTTACTGGTGACGCTACAGCGACAGGGTTAGTTGCACGAACTACATCAACAAGTGCAAGTGTATCTGGAGATGCAACTGTTAATTCAATAACAGTAACTAGAAGTAGAGCAGCTGGTGGAACATTTGCAGGAGATGCAACTGTTAATTCAATAACAGTAACTAGAAGTAGAGCAGCTGGTGGAACATTTGCAGGAGATGCAACAGTAGCAGGATCAGCATCTGCAACAGCAAGAGCTAGTGCTAGTGCAAGTGGAGATGCGACATGCACAGTGGTAGTTGCACGAATTACATCAACAAGTGCAAGTGTATCTGGAGATGCAACAGTAGCAGGATCAGCATCTGTTACACTAAGAGGTAATTTAAGTGTATCTGGTGACGCAACAGTAACAGGATCAGCGTCTACAATTCTAAGAGCTAGTGCATCATTTGTAGGAGATGCAACAACAATAGGACTGTTAGAAAAAATATTCTTCTTTAATTCTGAATTGTTCTCAAGAACTAGAGTTGCAAGAGTACCGTTTGAAGAAGAAAGAAAAACAGCGATAGAATTTCAAGATGTAAGAGAAGTCGCTGTTCAACAAGAAAAACTTAGAAACGCAGTGGTAGATTTTCAAAACATACGAGAAGTCACTGTTCAACAAGGTGAATTTAGAAAAGTAAAGGTAGCAGCGTAATGGCATTACAATGGCCCAATAAAGACCCTGATGAAAAACTGGATTTTACAGTTGATTGGTCACGATTTTTAGATAATTTTGGTAGTCCACTAACAATATCAAGTGTACAATGGAGAATCATATCAACAACAGGAACTGAAAGTAGTGCGTTAAGTGCTGTAAATACGTATAACGAGTCTGGAACAATCGTATCTACAGCATTAGGCATAACTGTTGAAAACATTGTAAATACTACAACAACAGCAACAATTGTACTCAGTAGAGGTCTTGCTAATAAATTATACAGATTTGTATGCGAAATAACTACATCACAATCTGCTCAAACAAATGCAGCAATTGTTACAAAACGAATTATTCATTTAAATATTAAGGAAAGAGTATAATGGCTTACAATTTTTTAGATCTTGTAAATGTTGTGTGTAAGCGTTTAAATGAAGAAGAACTTACTTCAACCAATTTTTCTTCGGCTACAGGATTTTATTCCCAGATAAAAGACTCTGTTAACGCATCAGTACGAGACATAGGGTTTTATCACGATTACTGGCCCTATAATCACGTTCAATTTAATCAAGATTTAATAGCAGGTCAAACACGGTATTCCTTTCCAGATGAAGCAAAGTTTATAGATTTTAAAAGTGTTAGGGTACGTAGAAATACATCATTAAATGTTGGTGAAGCAAAACAGTTAGAACACATAACCTACAACGAATATTTAGATACGTATATAGATCAAGAAGATGAAACAGATAGTACAAAAGGTGGTGTTCCAGAAAAAGTCTTTAGAGGACAAAATGAGGAATATGGCATTGTTCCTTTACCAGACAAAGCCTATACAATTACTTTTGAATACTTTCAATATACTAATGATTTGGAAGACCATAATGATGTTCCAAGAGTACCAGAAAGATTTAAATATGTGATTATAGATGGAGCTATGTATCACACTTATATGTTTAGAGATAATATTGAATCAGCACAAATAACACTTAAAAAATTTCAAGATGGTATGGAGTATATGAGAAAAGTGTTAATTAACGAAAACATTTATATAAGGGCTGTGTAATGCCTGATAGGTTACGGACATACCCACTAGAGTTTAGAGGGGGTTTAATTACAAACTTATCTCCCTTACAGCATGGAGCGGCAGCCCCCGGATCAGCACGAGTTCTAACAAACTTTGAACCATCTACAGAAGGTGGATACAGACGTATAAAAGGGTATTCTAAGTTTAACACAAATCAGGTTACAGGAACAGGCAACATGTTAGGGGTAAATGAGTTTAGGGGATCTGTCGTTGCCGCAAGAGGTCAATCTTCTGGCAATCCTCATTTATACTTAGTAGCATCAGGAAGTGGTCAACATACGGATTTATCAACATCTGTTGAATTAGGTCCAAATCCAAGTGCAGTTAGATTTGCAAATTATAATTTTGATGGGGATGATGATTTAGTTATTGTTGATGGTAAAGGGTTTCCTTTATTATTAAAAAGCACATCAGCAGGTGGTTTATCAAAATTAGATGCTAGTAATGGAACAACCGATATTGATGGTGCAGAACACGTTGCCATATTTAAAAATCATATGATATTTGGTAACGATGATAAACTTGTATTTTCTGCACCATATGAAGATGACGATTTTACTCCTGCTAATGGTGCAGGAACAATTCGTGTTGGAGATGATATAACATCTCTTATATCCTTTCGTGATCAACTTGTTATATTTTGTGAAAGTAAAATATTTAGACTTGTTGGATCAAGTGCTGCTGATTTTAAAGTAAGCCCTATTGCAAGTGATATTGGTTGTATTCAAGGGGATACAGTACAAGAGGTTGGTGGCGATATTGTTTTTTTAGCAAAGGATGGTGTTAGAACTATATCAGGAACAGAGAAAGTTGGCGATTTTAATTTATTATCAGTTTCTAAAGTAATACAGGATAAGATAGATGATTTTGTAACTGCACATCAAAAGTTTTCAAGTGTAACTATTGGATCAAAAACACAGTACAGGTTGTTTGGTTTTTCTACGAGTATTTCTAAAAGTTCTGCTCAAGGGTTTATTGGAACACAGCTTTTAGGAGAAGGGGGTGT